AGAACAATGATTTAATTTTATTTAGAATAAATGAATTAGATCAAAGAGTAACGGAACATAATAATCTTATTGATAGAATGTATAAAGTTGAAACAAGAGTAACTTTAATTGAGGATAATTTGAAGGAAAGCAAGAGTGCGAAATAGCACTTTTTTTATTTACTTTTATGTAAACATAGTTTATAATGGTTAGCCATAGGGGGTAAATATGAAGAAATTTAATTATTATTATGATTATTCTCCGGAGGTATATAATTATATAATGACAAGTAAAATATTAAGACAAAGTGAAAAAAATATGTTAAATGACATTTTGGAAGGTAAGACAGTAAAAGAATTAGCAAGTAACTATAAATGTAGTGAAATGACAATATGTAGGAGAAGAAAAAAAATATTTGAATTGACAAAAGGACTAATGTAGTTCTTTTTTTTATATAAAATAATGTTATGTTTAGTTATAAAATGTTATAAAAAGTTATATTTTGTTATGTTGCAAAAAAATTGCGTTTTACTTTTAAAAAAATATGTATATTATATTTACAAAAAGAGGAGATACTATGATAGAAAAATTAAAAGTAAAAGCAATATATAATGATTTTTTAACTAATGTTAATCTAACGGATGAACAAGTTAGGATTCTTGATATGTTGATAAATAAAGATAGTATAGTAAAAATAAGTATGGAAATAGGTGTAAGCCAAAGAACTGTAAGCTATGAAATAAAAAAGTTAAAGAAATTGTATAATGATTATTATAATTTACAACTTTCTAAAATTTTGGTGTTGTTACAATAGTGTATTTTTTGCACTATTGTTTTTTTATATAATTTTATAATTTAATTGAAAGGAGAAAAGTAAGATTAAAAACCTTATGTGTTGGCCATCTCCTTTTCTTTTTTTATTTAGGAGGTAAAAGTATGTATGGTAATCCTTATATGCCACAAGGCTTTAATAGACAAGAAGCGGTGGATAGAATAAACGCTAATATGAATGAATTAGAAAGAATGAAACAACAATTGCAACAACCACCACAACAACCAACTAATTTAACACAAAATTTTCAATTAGCACCAACGAATAGAGATGTTATAAGATATGCAGCCTCAATTGATGAGGTTAATAGAGATATGGTAATAGGCGACACACCTTATTTTAGCAAGGATATGTCAGTCGTATGGTTAAAAAATACCAAAGGAGAAATTAAAACTTATGAACTAACCGAGATAATTCCAAAGGATGAAAAGGATTTAAAAATAGAATATTTACAAGCACAAATAGAAGAATTAAAGAAAGGAACGAAATTAAATGAATCCAATGCAGTTATTGATGAACCAATTGCAGACACAACTGAAAGCAAAAAATCCTCAAGTGTTTCAACAGTTTCAAAATCTACAAAAAAATCAAAATAATCCACAAGAAATATTAAATAATATGATGAATGGTTATACACCAGAACAAATACAAAATTTTAAAAAATTTGCAAGTGGTTTTGGTATAACGGAAGAACAATTAAATAAATTTGGTATTAGCTCTAAATAGAGTTAATATAAATATTTAAAATAGAAAGGTGGTGAAGAAAGAATGAACGGAAGTGGAATACAACCTACTGTGGAATTAGCAACAACTAACGGAACTAACGGATTCGCTTATCCTTATCCTGTAATGACTGGTGGATTTGGCAATAGCGGATTCGGTGGATTTGGTAATGATGGAGCTTTATGGCTAATTGTTTTACTTGCCCTTATTTGGGGAGGTAACAACGGTAATGGCTTTGGAGGATTCGGTGGTAATTCTTTTGACAATGGCTATGCTTGGTTAAGCAACGGGCAAAAGGAAATCATGAACAATACTAACAATGGATTTGATACTCTACATTTAAGCAATCAAATTGAGGGCGTTAGAGATGGCGTTTATGGTTTATCTAACCAAATGTGTAATAGCACTAGTGATATAGTTAGTGCCGTTAATAATGGATTCTCAGGTGCTGAAATAGCAAATAACTCAAGACAAATAGCTAATATGCAACAAGCATTTAATTCGCAAATATCCACATTACAAGGTTTTAACAATATAGGTAGTAGATTAGATGATTGCTGCTGCGAAAATAGGTTAGGAATTGCTAACTTAGGCTCAGACATTGCTCGTGAAGCGTGTGCCACAAGAACAAGTGATACTCAAAACACTCAAACATTATTAACAGCAATAACAGGTGGAATTCAGTCTATAAAAGATGAAATTTATAGAGATAGAATAGATGAAAAAGATGACAAGATTGCAGACTTAAATAGACAATTACAAATGGCGGATTTAAGAGCAAGCCAAACAGCTCAAAACGCATTTATATCAAATAGTTTAAATAATGAAATTGATTTAATGTATAATCGCCTAGTCAACTGCCCTATACCTAGTACACCAGTCTACAGTCGCACTCCTATCTTCACTTGCAACAATAATGGTTGCGGATGTGGATATAACACAACAAGTCAATTTATTTAATAGCATGAGTTGAATACAACTAACTCGATTACGAGAACTTGCTAATTTAACGGTATTTAATGCCGTTTAACGGAGAATAGGCAAGTCCTATTCTTTTTATTTATGAAAGGAGAGATATAATGATACAAAGCGTACAAGAACTGCCATTAATATTACCAACAAATACAAGCGATATTACTTTTTCTAATGATGAATTAAGGACTAGAAGTGCTACTTGTAGAGGATGGTTGAACCATACCGAAGGTACTTCACAATATACTATTTTAGGTAATGGTAATTGTAATAGTGCTAATGTTTACGATATAAAGTTTAATGCCAATGTTACCGCTGATGAAACAGGTGCTATAGAAATAGCGTTGAAAGAAAACGGAACATCAGTTGTTGCTGCAAGTGCAAATGCTGTTATTACTACGCCTGGGGATTATGTAAATATTTCTTTTGAAAAAAGAATAAATTTATGTCCTAGAGAAAATGTGACAGTAACCATTGGTTCTGTTGCAGCTGTTAGTGGTGTAACACCTAGTGTTGAGACAGTAGCTCCTACTATAAAAAATGCAAATATAATCATTGAACCTGTTAGATTCTAATGCAAAACAATAATGTTGTAGACAATTTGGGGTTAGTGTTACAAGCATTAAGTTTAGAAATATTATTTAGAGATTATAATAATTGCGATTTAATGCAGGAATTACAAAAACAAGATACACAATATTTTGAAAAAATAATACAAAACCAAAATGAAATATTAACTCTTTTAAGAAAGGAGGATAACGATGGAAGATAAAGTAATCAAAAAAATGGAAGAATCCATTGAAACAATTTTAAATGAAGGACTAAATACAAGTAACTTAGATCATTTATATAAATTGAGTAAAATAAAACATTTAGCAAAGGAGGATGAAAACATGAATTATGGAAATTATAGTGGCTATGGCAACTATGGCCGTGATGAGTATGGAAATTATGAAGGTTATGGTGCAAGGCGTAGAGATAGCCGTGGAAGATATATGGAAAGTGGCTATGACAGAAGATATAGAGGACATGATCCTTTAGATAGAATGTATAGTGAATATGGTAGATATAATGAAAGTCGTGAAAGATATGGTGCTGGTGAAGAAACTGACAAGTCATTCCACTATATGGTAAAAGCACTTGAAGATTTTATTAAAGTTCTTGAAGAGGAAGCTGAAAATCCACAACAAAAGCAACAATTAAGACAAGCTTTACAAAATAGTATGAGATAATGGCTTATAAATATTACAATGCTAATCCGCTAAAAAAATATACGCCTGATTGTGTGATACGTAGTATAAGTTGTGCTACACAAAAAAGTTGGGATGAGGTATATGATGAATTAAGTGATTTAGCACAATATTACGGAACAATGTTTGACCAAAAAGATTTTGTAATATGGTATTTGGATTCTAATTATGAGAGAGTGCCTTATTTACCACTAAAAGTTGGAGATGTGGCAAAAGAATATCCAAACAATACTATATTATGTACTATGCGTGGACATATATGTTGCATAAAGCCACCGGGAATTATTTATGACACGTTTGATCCAAGTAATAGAATTGTTGAGGAAGCTTGGATAGTGGAATAGAGAACACTTTTTTGTGTTCTTTTATTTTTAATAAAAAAGTAAACATAGTTGACAAATAACACATTTTGTGTTATAATTATAAACGTATAAAGAAAAAGAACTTTGTACAAAAGGAGGTAAATTAAAATGAAAAAAGTAAATTATGAGAAATTAGGGGTTGAATTGAGTAAAATGGTTAAAGAAAGATATAAAGAAAGATATGACATTGAAATTGCTTTTTTAAGTGAAAATACTAATGATTGGTTAGAAGAAATAAGACATGCTGAAGAAAATGAACATTTTGAATTTTGTTATAATGGTAAAGTTGAAATCTTTGATTTAGAAGTAATTAATGATGATGAATATTTAATTTAAAGAAAAGGTTAAAATAAAAAGGTGATATAATATGAATTATTTAGATAAAATAAAAGAATTGAGTAAAGTAAATATAACAAGTGTTTGTAAAAAACTAAATATTAATCGTTCTAATTTATTAAATGGAAAATCAACAAAAGAAAATGAAAAAAAAGTATATGATAAATTAAGTGAAGAAATAAAGAAAATAATCGATTGATTTTGAGTTATTTTACTTTTATGATATAATAATTCAAAGGAGAGAAAGAATATGAAAAAAGGAAAAGTAATTGAAAATTTTACATTAAAAGACTTTGATAAATTGCATAGTATACAAAGAGCTGAATTTTATCATAATGAAAAAGGCTATTTATATATAGGGGATATAATAGAATGTGATGATGAATTATTTGATTATATAAATGGTGGCAACGCAAAAAATAGATCATTTGTTGAAGAAATTATAGAAGAACCTAAAAAAGATGTTTTTGAAAAATTTGAGGAAGAAATAATAAAAGAAGCAAAACCTAGAAAAAAGAAAAATAGCAAAAAGAAGAAAGGGGAATAATTATGGCAAGTAATGATTTTGAGAATGGTGTATGGAGAACTATTGGTGGTAGAAGAGTTTTTATAAGAGAGGGGCAAAGCCTATCGGATGCGATGAAAAAAAGCGGTAAATTTAAAAGTGCAAAGAAGAAAAATAATACTTTCATGGAACAAGCAAAATTAGTAGATAAAAGAGATAAAGGTGAAATAACCGAAAAAGATTATTTTGATGAAACAGCAAAATTATATGGACAAGACCCAAATGAAGCAAGAAAAGAAGTATTAAAAAGATTAGAAGAATTAGGTGTTGAAAAACCAGAATATCTAACAAAAGAAGGCCAAAAAGAACATTTTGCAGGCGAAGAATTATATGATGATAATCCAAATAGATTTGGTGATAAATTAAAACAATATAATGAAAAAATGGCAAAAGAACAAAATGAAAGTGCAAAAAGAGTGGAA